CCGACCTGTTTGAATCCGAATACAAATAATTATATCACATTGCAGCGAGATTCCGGCAGCAGGAGGAACGATTTCCACGATTATGGAAATCAACCTCGATATTTCCACAATCATGGAAATATATGATACAATGCAATTCGGAAAGGGGGTGGTGTCTCCCTTGAATTACAAAGAGGCTATTGTTGAAATAGTCGGAAAGATACAAAACGAACGCATCCTCAAGCGGATATACAAATTCGTGCTGTATCTCTACACCCATGAGACTGGCAGTTGAAAGACTGTCAGTCTTTTTTTGATGCAAATAAATCTATGATTCTTTGAAATGCTGCGATGTCCTCGTCGCTTGCCTCAAGTAATGCCTTGAAAAGATTCTTGCGGGCATCGTCCTCACCTACCATGATGCGGTCAATTCTTTCGATGAAATCGTCGTCGGTATCAACGAACATCTCACCGTCACCAGTAGTCAACCATATATAGTCAACACTAAATTCTCGGCAGATAGATTTTGTCATCTGTTCGGTGAGATTACGGTTGCCATTTTCTATATTGGACATTGAGCCTCTTGTAACACCAATACGCTCACCGAATTTCTCAAGCGTGAGACCAAGTGCTTTTCTGACTTCCTTTACACGCTCATTTTGTGTCATGTAAACACCTCCTTTTCATGAATCATAACACCCATAGATATAAAATGCAATAAAAAAGTTGTCATAGAATACAAAAAACTGTTGACAAAGTTGTCAAAGACGCATATTATGTATTCAAGGACAACAGCAAGCAGGAAAGAACGGGTGAAGCGATAGGGCTACACGCAAGTGACATGGTGGTCATGCTGCCGGATAGCAGACAGAGCGTGTGAAGAATAAACATGACCCGTCAAAGCAGTTGAAGAAAACAGGAACGATAGGACAAGAAAGCATAGTGTTTGGAACTATTTGAAGAAAGCTGAACAGGTTGAGCCAATCAACACTTTACTCCTAGAACAAGAAATCGTTAAGTGGAAGAATCAACCGAGCGAGATGACACAGCACTGTTTGTCCTTTATAAGACAGGAGGTAAAAAGAATGGAAAACATAAAAGTGAATAGCGTATCAGAGGCATGGAGAACAGCAGAAAGAATTTTTCCAACAGATTACGAAAAGAATGAGGAGAGCAGCAAACGGGCGGGTTATCCAATATATGAGACAACATCAACAGACGAGCGATTCTCCGGATTCCACATTTCAGACCTCAATACCCGATTAGAGGTGAACATGGGAGCAGAAACGGTGACGATTTGGATTGAGGAGGATGCATTTGAAATTATAGTAAAAGGATTAACAGAGGATGAAAAAGAAAGCCTCAAAGAGGTGATTGACAAGGAAATTCGGAGAATCAAATACCGGAGACATAAGGCAGAAACCTCAAATCTCCGGTACGTGATAGACCTAAATTCATAGCAGATTAGAACTCATGTGAACAGCGGTTGCAATTTGCTCATTGAGTTCGGATTCGTTTTCGGGTGCATAGATATTATCAAACTCGATGCACTCCGATGAATCAAAAGCACAAAGAGAGAGTTCTGCGGGAACAGGCTCTCCACCGTCGGAATCGTCAAGAGGTTCAAGAATGGAAAGTTGCACATATTGTTTTCCGGTGCGACGAGCATCTTGAACGAGGGAACGGAGTTCCGAAATGCTAACAATGATTGAATCTCTCATGAAATCACCTCCTTGTAATGATTATACAATGCAGGGCAGGAAAATAAAAGCCGAAACGGGGCAGCAGTCGCTCCGTCAGTGTCCGGACGGCAACCGACACTCTGTCACAACTCCTGCGACCACGATCACACGAAACGCATTACGTCGCCTTGCTCGTCTTGCCCGTCTTTTCCGTCTTTTCACCTTGTAGCCTCCTTTTCCTCATTCGTGCATGTATGTAAAACATGCAATTAAAATCGTTGTAGTACACGTTTGCGTTCGTGAAATCCATGTCCGGATACCACTTTTTCAAAATCTCCGGAATTGAATCCCTGTCTTTGACCATCCCATCAACAAATGAGCCTATTTTTTTATAGCTGCCTCCTGCTGCCGGACGCTTGGAGTGTACGACCTTGATTCGTGGGTCTCTCAATCCCTGTGAACTGTTCCATCTTTTTTCCGACGGAACACGGTTCTTTTCTTCGACGATATAGTTCGCCATGCCGGACAGACCATTTTCATCTGTCTGCAACCTGCGAACTTCATTCCTGCTTGACTGTTTCCAACAGGATTCAACCGTCTCCATGTCCAACGCACCGTCCATGACAATGTGATGATGCCATCTTATTTCCGCATCCGGATTGTATGCGGTCACATAGACATATTTTGCGTTCGGGAGACCCCTCTTTTTCCTCTGATAGTTGATGCGTCGGATGTACTTTTGCACATTCTTGATTGCTGCATCCACATCCCCGTCCGGCGGGAGGTGTGCGTCATCATAGGTCAATGTCATCCAAATATCACGGTCGCTGAAATTCTCATTGATTAACCTCTCAACGTATTTCCGTGCGTTCTTGTCATTCAGATTCTTTTGAGCCTTGTTATTGTCTTTCTTGATAGTTCTCCCCTCCGGAGGTACTTCATCCATACTCCGGAACTGTGGGTATATCTCAATCTCAAACTGATCTCCTGCGGTTATCTCTTTCAAGGCATATACAACTTTCTTTCTGTGTTGGAACAGGTTCTCAATGAACCATTCGTGCATATCCTCCAACGCTTTGTTATATGCTGCCTCATAATCATACGGGATGAACTGCATCCCTTTCTTTCTTGCCATCTGACACATGCCTCCTATATAGGTTTTCGTAGACTTGTTATTATCTATTACGAGGACGCCCAAACCTCCGAAAACCCTGTATTTTCACAACCTTTCCGGTCGTTTTCGAGTTGCTTTTTCGTGTCAGATTTGCTATAATATTTTTTAGTGATAGCGACTGACACAATCAGTCAAATCAAGGACGACCACTGCAATGGTTGTCCTTTTTCTTTTGTTCTCATGCTCCTGCTTTATGTATGCCCCGCCACCATGACGGGGCGTTTTCATTAAACGGCTGCAACCGCTTCTTTCTGCTCCCATCTGCGACGCTCCTCTGCTTTTCCTGCTGCCTTACCCTCGGCATACGCAGACATCACCATGATGGTCATTGACTTCCCCTCAAGGTCGTCGATATTCATAAACTTTTCTGCCATGCTCTCGATCACTGCTTTTTTCTCGTTTCTTGTCATTTCTCAACACCTCCTCGGATTCGCTCAATCTCTTTTTCTATGTTCTTTCCGGAATAATCTGCAAGCAGTTTTTCCGAAATGTGATACGTCCAAATTGAGGACATCTGCACTGCCGTTCCTATCGGAAGTTTTCCCTGTTGCATTGCTACCCTCACAAATTGCGGTGACACATTGAGGATTGCTGCTGCCTCTGTCGGCAATATTCGTCCTATATCCATCTTGATTCCTCCTGTTGGTGGTTCTCTCGGTCTTTTCATCCCGTCCACCTACTTTCCGGCATTGTCTACCGTGTTGATGCTTTTCACCTTAAAAATCATCGAAAACCTGTTGACCGACCACGCACTTTCTAGCAGGTGCGACCGCTGCCATGTTTCCCACGGTATCGCTGCCCGATGTCTTTCGGCTTGCCATCGTCAGCGTTGTGCGTGGCAGCGTTCGGCAGCAAAAAGCCGGAGCAGGTCGAGGAGAGGCAGCAGGAGACAACGCAGGAGGAGACAACACATGCGGAAACGGTGCAGAATCCGGAAACAATCGTGCAGACGGCAGAGGAGATCGAAAGCAAATACAAGGTTTTTGACACCATGTCCGAGGACTGGGGCAGTTGTGATCTTGAGGGGTTCGTATATTATGACCTGCCGGAGCAGTATGCAGATAAAGGCTATTTTCCGGAGAAAATGCAGATATACACAAGATGCCTGTGCAAGCAAAACGACGTTCCGTATGCCCTTGTGTTGGCACTCATTGAGCATGAATCCGGATATGAATTTGACAAGGTCGGAGACAGCGGGCAGTCAAAGGGATATATGCAGATATATGAGAAATGGCACACTGACCGAATGCAGAGGTTAGGATGCACCGACCTCATGAACCCGTATCAAAATGTGAGGGTCGGGATTGATTTCCTCTCATACCTGCTCAAGAAATACGGCACGGTGCAGGATGCACTTGCAGCGTACAACTACGGTGAAAAAGGTGCAAGGGAACATTTGTGGAGCAACGGCGTGTATGTGTATTCGTACAACAGTGCAATCATGCAGAAGATGAAAGAGATTGAGGAGGTGGTCGGAAAGTGAGGGCAGGAGAAATCATTGAGAGAATCAGACACATGCTCAAGGCCAAGGATTGCAAACATGTGTGTCTGTTCTGCGAATATTACGAAATATGCAAAGAGGAGGCGAAAGCAAATGAACATGAGATATGCGAAACGAAGTGAGGACACGGAGCAAATCAACGTCGTGTCATGGGCGGGATGGAACATGAACCGTTATCCGGAATTAAAGTGGTTGTTCCATGTGCCGAATGGAGGCAGCAGGAACAGAGCAGAGGCAGTCAAATTCAAACAGATGGGTGTCAAAGCGGGTGTTTCTGATTTGTGCCTCCCATATCCGAAAGGCTCATACTGCGGGTTATTCGTTGAAATGAAATTCGGGAACAACAGACAGCAGGACACGCAAAAAGAGTTCCTTGCGGATATGGCAGCAGCCGGACATTTTGTTGCAACCTGCTATTCAGCAGAGGAGGCAATCAAGGTCATTGAGGAATATCTGAATTTGTCGGATGCGGTACACATGGAGAGAAATCTGAACATGAGCATCCCGAACAACAGCATCCTCAAGGACGGGAAAATCAAGAATTGAGGAGAAAAGCGATGAAAGTATTGATTGCGTTAGGTATTGCAGCGGTTGTCATGCTTGCGATGGTATTCCTTGCGGTGATTTTATTCGTGGCAGCAGTTGCGGTCGATATAGCGTCCGAATTTATGGACTAAAAAATATAACAGGATAACAGGAGGAAACAACATGAGAATTATTGCAGTAATGTCACCAAAGGGAGGAATCGGAAAAACGACGACATCCGATTCAATCGCCTATATGTTGGGCGAGGAGCAGGGAAAGAGAGTGCTTGTGTTAGACGGAGACCCGCAGGGCGATACATCAAAGACGTTCGG